TAATCCTTTTCACTACCTTGTGGCTCTTGATATTGTGGAGGATTATTTTGTGCTTGATTAATTTGTGGTGCAGCACCTTGTGGCGTATTATTATTAAAAGATCTACGCATTGCAGGGTTTTGATTTTGCGTATACGACACAGTTCCATAAGGTGTTACTTCATTAGTCTGATTTAACAATGAAGTAGCAATAGCAGCCTCAAGATTATTTTGACCTTGCTGGTTGGCTACACCTACGGCATCTACTGGTGCTGGCATTTGTACTGTTGGACTACTCATTTTATAACCACCTTGTCTTTTGTTTTAATAAACCATAAGATATTGCGTCTGTTGTTCCCAGATGTGCCATCTTATGTGTACCTTCTTGTTTAAAGCCTAATCTCAAGGCTAATTTTCTCATTGCTTTATTGTTTTTACCGCACATCATATTTACTCTCATGCAATTAAGATGATTAAATGCCATTTCAAATACAGCCTTTAGCACTCTGCGATTGCACCATTTTTTGTCTATTGTGGCAATATGTATGTCTACCATAAAGCCAGCATAGTTATTAAACACTGCCCCTGCTATTAATCTACCGTCCAATACAGCACCTATAGCTCTGCACTCACCTTCTAAATTTATGCCTAATTCACGAGAAACCCACAAGCGAACCATATCGTCACAATTATACGCTAATTGCACACCGTTTAGTTCCTCTATTTGCTTCTCTGCTTGCATATTATTTACCAACTATTTTAAATAAAGTATCTACAATGAAACCTAATGACGTTCCAATAACTAGCAGAACCATGCCACCGCCCTTCCATCTGTTCATTTGAGCAGATAGCTTATGAACCTCATCGGCAAGGTCAGTTGTAGTCTTTTGCAAAATAGCAACTTGTGCTTCTAACTTGCCGATATTTTTATTCAGTTCTTTGCTCATAATATATCCTATGCTTCTAGTGCTGTTATTCGTGCTTCAAGTTCCTGTATGGTCTTTACTAACAACGGAACTAATTTACTTTGGTCAATGCCTTGATAGTTTGGTGCTGATGCTTTCTTAACATCTCCAACAGATTTTCCTTCAGGTAGTATGTCACCTTCAACATAAAGAACTATGTCAGTCATTGCGTCTTTTGTACCAGTGATTGCTTCAGGAACTATTGCTTGTACCTCATGAGCTAAGAAACCGTCTACAGTTTTATCTGCATCAATAATAAAGTTAAAACGTGATGGCTTTAACTGTTTCAATCTTGTCGTTGCGTCCCAGTCGGTAACTACATTTTCTTTAAGACGGTAGTCTGAAGATGTAACATAACTCGTACCAGAATTTGACTGTACAATTTCACCAGTATTACTACCGTTTCTATCAAATACCATTAAGTTTTGATCGGCTGACCCATTATCAGTGTTGCGTAAATAAATCCCGTTGTCTGGCGACCCATCAAAAGAAACTGTTACGATACCTGCTGAACTACCTCCTGTAGCACCTATAACAACCTCCCCTACGGTTTTTATGTCATTATTTTGGAAATTGGCCACAGTGCCTGAAAGGGTAAGTTGAGATGCTGAGTTATTCCTAAAGTCAAAAGTGTTTGTCCCATGGTCTAAAGCTATCCAAGCACCGTTGTTTGCATCTGTATCTGCCCATGCTAGATAGCCAACACCATTATTTGCTGTACCAATAGTTATCCCTGCTGCTGAATTTGCACTTGTTATTGCTATGTCATTAATAGAACCGTTAGGGGTAATTGTTCCGTTACCAACTGAAACATCACCTGCAAAGGTTGTAGCTTGTGAGTTATTTATTGTCATGGCAGTTGTGCCAGTAGTCTCCAATACAAGAGCTTCTGGACTAGACGAATGGTCATAGTAGATGCGTCCACGAGCGTTTGTAGTATCAGAGAACTCAATAATACTTTGCTCGCCAGTAGATGCAATAATGTTTAGCGTCCCATCACCAGATGATGTTGTGCCTACGTTTAATTCACCTGTAGTAGTGAGGTCTCCTGCTGTGATTACAACATTTCGTGTACCTGTAGGTATATTCAATACAGACTGCCCTGCATCATTCTTCATAACTACGTCAGTGTTAGACCCTTGTCCTGTAAGTATGAGTCCCTCGCCAGAGGCATAGCCAATGGCAGCGTTATCTCCTGCGGCAGTAGAACCTTCTACATGAACTGTTTTACCCGAAGTAATATCACCCGCAATGGTTGTGTCTCCACTTACATCAACAGCACCGTTTATGTCTATAGTTGTAGCGGCAATCTGTATTTCAGTATCTGCAACAATGTCTAACTGTCCGTCAGTGCTTGAACTTACATGAATTGCAGCATCTCTAAACTGTATTTTTTTGTTAGTACCCATAATTGAGTCAGCATTACTAGCAAAACCACCGTTAAACACAGCTTCAGCGGTTGTGCTTAGTACGCCTATAACCACCGCAGTTGTTGCCATATTCACTGCACCGTCAATGTCAACAATATCTAAATTGGTCGTCCCATCCACATCAATATCACCTGATATATCTAGCGAGCTACCTGTTAGCTTGGCTACTTGCATATCAACATAGCTGTTTATAGTGACGTTACCCGCTGTAGTACCGTTTTCTGTATTACAGGCAATCGCTACAAACTCATCTGCTGTCTCGTCCCAGATAAATCCTTTGTTAGCTGTGTTAGTTGCAGACCCATTGCCCCGAGTAACTATAAAACCTTGGTCATAGGCAGTACCTGTATAACCCTGTCCAAATTTTACTAGAGGATCAGTAACAGTCAGATTGGTTGTGTTAATTGTAGTAGTTGTACCATTAACAGCAAAATTACCTACTACTGTAACATTATCTCCAAAAGTAACTTCAGAAGTGCTATGCCCAAGAGTAAGAGCAATACCGCTTGTTTCAGTGGCTAATTTTAGTACGCCTTGTGAGTTAGTAATAAACGAGTTTGTGCCGTCGTGGTACAACTGCATATCGTTACCCGTACCGAATGTCTCTTTGGTGTTGTCGGTAAACTCTAGACTGTCTGCACTACTGTCCCACGTTGCATTTCGAGCAGCGGTGTCCCCGTATAAAATTACATCATAACCTTGGTCGTTTGCACCGACTGTTAAAGTAGCGTCTAGTTGTACAGCACCATCAATATCTACAACATCAAGGTTAGCTGTACCATTAACGTCAATACTACCCTCTAAATCAATATCACCACCAACAATAAGATCGTCTGTAACAGTCGCGTCGTCGCCAACAACTAAATCATCAACCTTAGTTGTTCCCGCTAAGTTAACTCCTGTTAAAACATCATAAACTACGCCTCCTGAACCTAAACCATCTGTAGCGATAATTTTTGACTCACCAGCAAGCACAGCTACGTTTGCACCACTACCACATGTAAAAGTTAATGTCGCACTTGTTGTATTATACATAACCCAAGTTTTAGAGCTTGTGTTTGGTAAAAGCGTAACAGTACAAGCCTGTCCGCCTCCAGTAAGTTTTAATACAAGACTTCTATCTGCATCTAACGCACCATCCGCAAGGGTAATATTATCCGTTGAAGCGTTGGCGATAGCTCGTGTACCCCAAGCAGTTACCTGACCTATTATTTCTAGGTTAGTATTTGTTGTGTTTCCCCAAGTACCTGATTGCTCCCCCGTGGCGATTTCTTCTAGCCGGAGGTTATTTACATATGTACTAGCCATCGTTTACTTTCCTTATTTGTTATTCCGTAAATACTATAAACGTTTTAGATCCATGAGATCCCAGAGTTGCAACACAAGTATATGTCGCAGCTTCAGAGCTCCCTGTTGTTAATCTAGCTTTTAAAGTGTCACCGTTAGAACAAGTTTGGCTGCTTGAGAATGCACCGGAACCATTCTTCTGTATTAAAGGATTAGTACCTGAACCACTCGTTGTTACAGCTATTGTACTTGAATTAGATATATTAACTGTTACTGACGTTGTACTAGTGTAAGTAGTAAGAATTTCTTGATCTGATAATGTATTAAACGTGCCAGTTAATGAGGCTGTTAATGGATTATAGGCTAGTTTCCAAGCGCCGCCTACACCGACATAGATTTCGCTAACCTCTTTCCAAGCGCCCCCAACGCCTATTTGAATAGACTCCAAACTCTTCCAAGCGCCGCCTACACCTATTTTTGTTTCAGCAACCATTATGCAGTATACCTAAACCATACATCTCCATCAGCAGGAGTACCACTTGCAGCAGATGTGCTTACCGTCTTTGCGTCTTCACCCATTGATCCAACACCTAGAGCAGTTCGAGCAGCTCCAGCATCACTTGCTCCTGTACCACCGTTAGCAACAGCTAGATCAGTACCACTCCAATTACTATTATTAATTGAGGCAAGATATCCTGCACCATTAGTTATAGCGTTATTATTAAGAGATATATTAGCTGATCCATTAAATGAAACACCCGCGATTGTTCTTGCTGTTGTAAGTGTTGCGGCAGAACCAGTAGTGTTTTGATTAAGTGTCGCCACTCTTGCTGCAGCTACCGTACCAGATGATATATTAGAACCATTAAGTGTTGTCAGTCCAGAGCCGTTACCACTAATTGTACCACCAACTGTAATATTGCCCGTTGTGGTTAATGCAACTATATTAGTTAAACACTCTAACACGTTAGTTCCATCACAGAAAACAAATGATGTAGCTCCGTTTGGTATGGCGATACCTGAACCACTGGCTGTCTTTACTGTAATTATTTGCCCTGCGGCATTTTTAACGATGTATATTTTTGATAGTGCGGGACATATAACTGTACCAGCCGCATTTAATTGTGTACCTGAATCCGTAAGTGATAACATGGCGCAACGAGCTTCCGCTGTAGTACCATTAGCTGTTGTTAGTGTATGTGAGTTTGATGACCATGTATTAACAACTACACGCCCTGCGACAGCTTGTTCTATCATAGAAGTGATGTTATCGTTTACAACATCTCCCCATGCGCCGTCTAGTTCTCCTTCGACAGGTAAAGCAAGTTTTAATATTGGTGTATATTGCGTTGTCATTTTGTTAACCTCATGTGCTTATATTAATCCAACTTGGAGTTTGTGAATCATCAACAGGGCCCCAATGAGGCACTTGACCATCATCAATTAGTTTCCACGCGTTTGCTCTGACTATCCCTAACGACGTAGTTGCTCCTATACCTACTACGCTGATAGGCATATCTATAATAACAGATATAGTATTTAAATGAGTTTGTCCAGAAACATTAGTTACCGGTACGTTAGCTATTCCACTAACTGTAACACTACCTAAACCACCTGTGGCAGCTATTCCATCAACAGAAACCGTGGTTAGATCTGTTCCCCACGAACCGTCGTCCCAAGCTGGTTCACCCCACCCATCATATGTTACTGAAGAGGGCATATAAAACCTACGCTATTCTAATAATGGCGTTACTAGCGTCAGGGGCTGGGAATATAATTTTAAAGTCCCCCGCAGTAGAAGATTTATCTGCACCAAAATCAAGCACCGCTACTGCAGCGTTACTGTTAGCAGTGGTATAAATTAATGCTCCACGAGCTGTTATAGTGGAAGTTGACCATGTACTATCGGCAAAATCTATAAACGCTGTAGTGCCTGAAGTAGTAGCGGCAACAAGTGTTAGTGTGTTACCACCTGCCGTATAGTTTGTACCACTAACTTCATTAGTAGTTGCGTACGCTGTTGTAGTTGCGTTTAAAGTTGCACTATTTGTATATAATGCGATCTTATATGTTTGTCCTGTGTTACCACTAAAATCCATCTCTCCATCAAGAAGAGCTTTCTTAAACGACGTACACATTGCTTGACTTATTGCCATTACGGCCTCCTAACTTACTGGTTGTCTAAATTGCCCTGAACGATACGTATCTTCACGTAGTTTTCCGTCGCCAAGATTTTTTAGTAGTGTAATAGATTGCAAATACATCTTCTCGTACATCTGTACGATATCGGGTTCGCCTTTTAAGAAACGGATTGCTTGTACTAACGCTCCGTTTAATAAAGCGGAATCAAATTCAGTTCCAAGCCATGTCGTTCCCGCAGTTACAATAGATGCTGGATAGTATCCATAATGTAATTCTGTTACATAATTCCCATTAGGGTTTGGCCCTATAAGAAACGCATTGTCGTTAAAATAAGCGTAATGTTGGGGAAACCCTTCTGTCGCACTTTTAGGGTACGCCTCACGAATAAAGTTAACATCTTTATTTAGTAAGTAATGATAATCTCCATCCGCATCTACAACCGCTAAAGAAAAAGAATACAAAAAATCATCAGGAGTTCCGAGGTAGATGTTACTTTTGGTAAGTGATCCCGTAACATTTTTTCTTAGTGCGGGTATCTGCACAGTATTAAATATAAACTGTTCCGCTTGTTCAGTAAACATAGCAAGCTGGTCATCAGTGAAAGTTGTTGCACAGACGTCCTGTATGTTTACTTTGAGCTCAGTATAGTTCATAGTTTACCCCATTGGCCCACGAGCCATAAGTCCTTTAATAGCTGCCCCAGTACCACGAACTTTAATGCCTGTGGTTTTAACACCTTCCATATTTGGTTTAGGTGCTTCTTTACAAGGGTGTACGCCCTTATCTTTTATAACTTTAATATCCATTTTATCACTCCTATGTAATAGTTATCGTAACTTGCCCTATAGATCCAGTACTAATTAACTTATTAGGTGTTAACTCATATGGATCAACTCCTCCACCAACAGGATTCCATCCCCATTGTATATCTCTACTGCTATGTATTCCTACAACACCAATACTGGTATCAATTCGTGGGTCGCGAATAGCTTGTGGATCATCAACTGGAAATTCACCTAACATTAATTGCGGTTGACTTGGATTCCAACACTCAGGACAAGCCTTTATATTCGCTATTTTACCCTTAACAACTAAATCACGTAATTCACGTAACTTATACTCAAACCCACATACGTCACAAAGTGCGAGCGCTTTATGTGCAGATGCGAATCTATTACTCATCTTTACACCCTACCTACTCTAGGTACGAATCGCGCGGAAGTTTTCTCTCTGTCTTCTCCGGCAGCGAGTTCAAATTGCTCTTCGTAAGCTTGTTTAAGCATCGGGATGCGATCAACAAACTCTGGAATTTTCATGGCGATGTAATACGCTAATCCTGCAACAAGCACAGGAAAGAATCGGAAGTTCATGTCAGAAGTTTCTATACCTTTCCCCGCATCCTCAATACGGCGCATACGCCAATAATAGAGAACGTAAGTATCATTATTAGGTACAGGCCAAACATTAACTTGAGGGGCATCTCTTAGACGTTCTATATAAATTTGTATTGGTCTACCACGTGATAACTTGTTTGGTATAGCTGCGTAGGTGCTAACACTTATACGACTCGCAGTAAGATCAGACTGTGTAGCTTGATTACCTGAACCCGTACGAATTTGATGTTCTAAAAGATCTATTGTGTCTGCAGGGAGTGGATATCTAGAGACGCCTTCAGTTAAGGTAATAGTGCCATCCTCAATCGTCCACATGTTTATACCACGGTTCTGCCACTCAATAGTCATCAAGTTCATAGAACGCCTAGCAGTACGAAGGTCGTACCCAGAGCGCATTTCACGTCCCGCACGTTCCCACGCTTCCTCAGCGATCTCCGTGAAGTCCATATTAAATGCTGTAGTTCCCGATGTAGTCATATTATTACCTTAACGCATTTTAACAACTTTGCCACCACGAGCCATACCGTAGCCACGAATCTTACCACCCATGTTTTTCTTAACTGTACCGCCAGCCTTCATTTTCTTAACTTTACCGCCAGCCTTCATTTTACCTTTACCATCTGCAGCATAAAACGGAACTTTTTTACCGTCTTTACCTGTAACCATAGCTAGTCCACCATCTTTATAGGCTTTAACTTTACCACCAGCCATCATTTTTTTCTTAGGGGGTCTACCCATTGTGTTTCCGTATGTACCTTTACCTTGGGGCATATTTATTCCTTTACTATTTAACTTTATTTACTACTTCAGCAATTCCACTTCCGCAAGCTTTTATTGATCCTGCTGTTTGGATCATTAGCTGTCTTAGCGCTTGTGTTACGTTTCTTCATACCTTTCATGCGAGCACAGAAGGATTTACGTCTATTTGCAGCTTTGGAGCCTTTTTTTAGTTTGCTTGGTTTGGTCGTTACCGCAGTTTTTAATTTACTACCGGGATTAGCTTTACGATAACTAGCAACGCCTTTTTTATTAAGCCCACCAGACTCACTCTTACCTTCTTTACGAGTCCAAGCGGCAGACTTTTTAACTCTACCCCCTGCCTTGTAATAATGCCTCATAGAAATATCCTATTTTATGCGTGATAAAACATCATAAGATCGACAGTGCCAACAATAAATGTAACATAACAACCATCTTTAAACAAAACACCTACATCTGGAATAAATGGATCATCTGCCGAATTATCTGTGCCAATTGTTCTGAATTGTATTAGTTCTGTACCTGTAGCACCACTATTTCTAATATTTGCTGCGCCCGCTGTTCCACCTGAAACAAAAGAAAACCCTTTTAGACGGGTGCGGACAGAGAAAATAACGCCTAATGCATTATTGTTAATACCTGCAGATACGTTACCTGCTGGATTTCCAACTGCTGTTATACTAGCAATAGTTTTAAAATAACCAGAACTTGTCGCTGTACCTGCGTTAGCTCCCGTAACATTCTCTGTAAGAGAAGCACCGTTTACGTCGGTTCCCACTACATTAAAAGATTTACTACTATCATTTCCTGCAGATAAAATTGTTACCTGTCTTCCAGAAGCGTTTGTAACACTTCCGCCAGAAGCTAGAGCACCGCCAATAACTAAAGCCGCGTTGTTTCCCACGGAAGTGGCTACCGAAATTCCGTCTGCGTCTAAAGCCACTTCATCGCTGATGATGACTGGGAGTATGTCTGATTCCATTTTAGTCTCCTATAAAATATAGGCGGGGGATTAACCCCGCCAAATTAATAACTAGGTTGCAAAAGCAAACGCACCAGTAGTACCGGCTCCAAGACTTTGGAAGTTATATGAAACGTTCCAAAGACCCGCTGTTGTACAAGTAAAGTAGATGTAAGAACCAATGCTGAACAAATTTGTTGCTGCGTTTGCAGGAGTGTACTTTAACAAAGTTTCCCCCGCAGTAGATGCGTCAAATGTAACTGCATTGCTTCCACGGCTCTCTATAATGCTGCCTGTTTCATAAGCATCACTACCAGCACAATCAAAACTCAAGAACGCTGTTCCGCCAGTGGTGTCTACGGATTGAGCATGTATAACAACAGTCCCTACCGTCGCAGCAGGAAGAGTAGTAATCTGTTGCGCTCCTCCAGTAAATGGGTTTACGTTAATTCCGGCAACATAAGTAATTGTAGCGCCAGTGGCTTTAGCCGTTACAGTAAGGCCACCTAAAGTGGGCATTCCGCCTGAAAACACAGACCCAGCTACCGTTAGGTTGCCGCCAATAGATGCATCGTTATTATAAGTGGAGTTAACAGTAACTGCGCCGGTGTTGGCAGTGACTGTAATATCTTGAAAACCGTTTTTTGAACGCACTGGTCCATTAAAAGTTGTATTAGCCATGTGAATCTCCTGTCGGGGCTATTGTCAGTTACACCATGTAACTGTCAGGAATTAATTTAGTGTATCATAGAAATAATAAAAGGGCAATACGGCAAAATAAATAAGGAACCGTATTGCCCTAATATATTATGCTCCGGGTGAACCAAAGATTCCTAGAGGATCAGAGACCCCGAAAGAATAACGTTCACGGGCTTTATAGCGACTATTGCCAGTATCGAAATCAGCATCCATAGATGTAGACATCGGAGTACGGACAAAATGCTTTAGACCATTAGGAACATCTGTCATTAAGAACCATGCGTTTGTATCCGTTAGGTAATGGTTAATAGTATAACCACCCGGTACAGAACCATTGTTCATAATAGCGTTGAGATCATTGTCTGCTGTACCTACACGACCTTCTGTTTCCAATAGGCGAGTTGCAACGAATTGCAGGGCCGGTGGAATCACAAGTTTCTTAGGTTGAGCAGCAATAAGTAGACCACGCTCATCAGTCCAACCAGCGATCTGAATAACAGCAGCTTCAAGAGAAGTTTCGTTAAGATCAGCCGCGACGGTAGGTTCGTTTGAGTTAGTGCCACCGCTTACTAACGGATGGGCAGTAGAGCAAAGCTCAACACCGTCGCCGTAAACTGTTCCACTAGAAAAGGCATTGTTTAGAATGTTAGCTGCCTTAACTTGCTTAGTGTACGCCATAGCGCGAGCCAGTGCTTTAGTGTAACGAGCAGACAGAGAGTCATAGAGGTTGTCCTCAATAGCTTCTTCTGTGATGCTGAAACCCATTGCCACTGTTTCGTGCACATAACGAGCACTATAAGCTTCCTGAGCATTGTCATATTCGATGGCAGAGCCCTCGCCTTTGACTGGTGCTGCAGAGAAACCTGATAGCTTAGTTTCTTCTTCAAATGAGCGATCTGAAGATTCTGATTCAAATATTTGAGCGTGCTCGTCGCCGTATTTTGCATATTCCAGACCGAACAATGCGTTCAGACCGGGTAACAGTTCTTTAAGTAACTGTGCGCGTGAAATAGCCATCTGTTATTCTCCTACGATGCCTGTACCAAATTGGTGGTACGGTGAGTTAATTTTTACCAACACATCAGTGTACGCGTCGCCTATAGCAGAACCGGGTTTAGTTACAAACCCAATGACTTTAAACGATTTAGTTGCGGTGGCAGTGGTAGCATCGAGCTGTATGTTTGATTTACCTGTAACAGTATCTACAGAAGTTGTAGCGTGTTGTGCACCTGTTAGAGGAGCGTTGTGTCCCAAGGCAGCTTGAGCAATTGCGCCGTCTGCTTGTACTTGGAAAGTAACACTTGGGTCAGTTATAACAAAAGCTGTAACGTTATCTGTGCCTGAAGGGTAGTACTGAGAGAATATCAATTGACCTTGAGCATTAATATACTCACAGCCAACAAACACACCTAAAGCACCAATGCTAGAACCGCCAAGATTGTTGGTTGTTGCATCTGCGCCAGTACCGGAGGCTAGTTGTACGTAACCTGCATTAATCTCAACAACCGAACCGTATCCGATATTCTGAGCAACTCCTGCAGGAGTAATTAAAAACGATTCTTGGGCACCCGCGTACGGCATACCGTCAGATCGTTTTACGGGAACAAACCCGTATCCTGAACTTGTAGTAGACATAATTTACATCCTATTTTAATTTAGTTTCCATTACCGAAAGTAACCTTCGTTTTCCGTTCATTGAACAGAGGCATACGAGGGTCATTTTCTCTCATAAGGTTGTTATCTACAGAACTCATTTGAGAACGTGTTTGCTCACCATAGTAAGCGGTACGCTCTTCAATTAACTCTGTTGGAGCCTTACAAAGCATTAAACCACCAATAACTACATTATCTTTGAAACGATCTTGCTCCACTGTGACTAGTGTAATTTCTGGATGATCTTCAGCCTTAACGGGCTCCCAACCTTCTCTTATTTTTGAGGATACATTTGTGGCATCTACTTGTCCTTGGGTGCTTACGCGAACCCAATGAAAATTGTAACCCGGCTCAGGATTTGGAGATGGTAAAACCTCCGGACGCGACCAAGCCTTTCTACGTGTAGCTTTTTCTCGAGTTTTTAAATCTCGATTTAATCTATTTTCAGCCATTTTGTTTCCTCATATCTATTGCAACCTGTTCGGCGTATTGTTGGGGAGTAAGTCCTAAGCGTTTAGCAATCGTAACTTGTGTAGTCGTCAACCTAATTTTCTTAGGAGATGTGCTCCGCGTTGCGGGGGCGACTACATTTGATCGTTTTTTCGGCTTCTCAACTTCCTCTTCTAAAAGCTGATCCTCAAAATTTTCGGGGAACAACTTGCGCATACGAGCATTAATTGTCTCGTAGTATTCATCACTCTTAGGATCTACACCCTGCTTCATCAGTTTAGTGTGTAGCCCTAATGCGTAGCTTGTCATTTCAACGTCGTCGTTGAACCAAGTATTCTCTTGTCTCCAACGCTCTGCTCGTTCGTCTACTGCTACAGCGTTTATATTTTCTTCACCAGAAGATGTTACAGTATCTTCTTCTTCTTGTAAAGGTGGTAATATAATATTATTTAATCTATCACTTTTAATTTTTGC